TTAGAACGTGCGCTGGAAGCGGAGCATGCCGTTCCACTGGTCGCCGTCGGCAATCTTGTTGTCGAAGGTCGTGTAGGTGACTTCCGGCTGGATCAGGAGACCAGCAACCGGGTTCCACTTGACGTTGGCGGCGACAGCGAGCGTGTCGTTGTCGGTGCCAGCGATCTGAGCGTTGAAGCCGAGGTTGTCAGCGGCCTTGTAGCCAACGCCGGCCCAAGCAGCCCAGTCACCCCAAGCAGCGCCGGAAGCATCGCCCGGTGCGTAGTTGTTGGTCTTGTTGCCAGAAGAAGACCATGCAGCCATCGCGAAGGCAGAGAAGGCGCCGAAGTTGCCGTCAACGCGACCCTTGATCGCACCTTCATCGAGACGCTCGTCGTAGCCGCCGACCACGGCAACGCCGAAGGAACCAGCGGTGTAGCCAATGCCACCGGTGACGTTCGGGATATAGTCCTCACCGTTGGAAACAACAGTCGTGTCAACCCAACCGCCAACATCGCCGTTGGCCTTCACGAAGGTCGGATCGAAGCGGCGAGCGTCGCGTTCAATATCGTCAGCTTCGAGACCGAGACCGACCTTGAGGCCAGCGCCGTTGTCGTAGACGTAGTTGATCTGGTTCACTTCGAACTGGCCGTAGGAGACCACGTCGTCGTTGATGATGTCGCCAGCGTAGTTGGTCATCGTCGTGAACAGCGAGTCGGTCAGACCAACGGTGAAGCCGGCGATCGAGATGTTGGCGGCGACGAGGCTGGTGTTGGTGCCTTCGCCGTCGTTGTAGGTGCCGTTGAAGTCAAGGCGACCAACGAACTGCGTCTTCAGCGGGCCGTATTCGGTGTCCGAAGCGGAGTCCATGTAGATCTCGGCGCGGGACTTCGTACGCCAGCCGTTGTCACTGTTCAGAGCGTAGGAATTAGCACCCTGCAGGTCGAAACGAACGCGACCGCCGATCTTGAGGCAGGTTTCGGTGCCGGGGATGTAGAAGTAGCCGGTGCCGTATGCGTCGCAGACCTTGACATATTCCATGGGTTCCGGTTCGGCGGCGACAACAGCGTCGGCAGCCTGAGCGCCGGAAACAACTGCCAGAGCAGCTGCGGAGCCGAGAAGAAGGCTCTTAATGTTCATTTCTGACCTCCAGTCAAAATGTTTCATTCGGGTGTGGGTTCTTTCGCCTGAGGCGTTCCCTGCCCCACTCCCATTCAGAAGACATCGGGCATCCCCGCCGCTTCGAGGGTGATCATAGACACAGGCGCCGATGACGCAATCGGGAAACGCCCCGACAGATGTTTAATCACTCGCGTTCAAATTCGGTTGTTACAGAAAAGACACACATTCGCTTCCGCCACCGTCATAAATGCATAAGATTTTAACGAACCTTACTCAAACATTAACAAAGTCAGTGACATAGGGGAGCCTCCACAGGCTGCGGCGCACAGGTTGGCGCCCTATTGCCGGCGCCGAAAGGCCGGTTTCTTCGGCGCACTCTCTATAGAGCCACAATCGCCATGACTTCATTCGCGCTGGCGTCCCGGCCCCGCCGAGCGCGCGCCAACCCGTTTCGGGACAGAATCACGCCCGTGGCCGCCGCGCCGATTCCCGGCGTCGCCGGTCCGGTTTCGCCATCTCCACGGATAATGCGCGCGGAAATGGGAAAAAAATGTGAGACAAGACGGAATACGGCTTGATCCCACCCATCATTGTGAGTATCCACGCCCTCAACGGAGAGGTGGCCGAGTGGTCGAAGGCGCTCCCCTGCTAAGGGAGTATACCCGGAAGGGTATCGTGGGTTCGAATCCCATCTTCTCCGCCATTGCCTTCGCAAAGCCCTGACATCCTCGCAACACCTTGCACTTCTCGGCTTCCTGCTACAAACCTTGCTACAAAATCTGCTACAAAACGGATCAGCAAGGCATGAAGAAGCTCGGCAAAAACATCCATTTCTATCGTGGTCAGTGGCGCGCCCGTATCGTGGTGCCAGAAGAACTGCGCGCCATCATCGGCAAGACTCAGCTTGAAGAGCCTCTCGGCGCCGATCCGAAGATCGCTGAAAAGCGCTCACATGCCGTTCTCGCCGCCTTTCATGACAAACTCGACTTAGCCCGCGCTCACCTTGAGGCATCCCGGCCCACGGTCGCAAGCGCAGCAAAGGCCACGTTTGCCGCCGAACTCGAATTTGATCTCATGGAACGCGCCGCCGGGCCGCGCAAGACGCTTCGCAATCAAGACCGCATCTATGGCGACAAGCTCCGGTTAGTCGCGGCTGGCATCATCACAGGCGAAGAAGCTGAAGCCCTCATCGGCTACGCAGCCGACGACCTCATCGCGCGCGGCTTGGCGGACGCCTCGACGCCGACGAAGCGCGCCAAACTTCTCAAGGTGCTGGCAAGCGTCCGCCTCGACGCCTTGGCCGCCTCGCAGAGCCGCGACAAGGGCGAAGTCTATCCGCCCGACGCCAGAACCCCGGAGCTACTGCAGCCCGATCCGGAGCCGTTGCCGCCGATCGCGCAACAGCCGGCGAAGAAGCAAGACGGACTCACCTTGGCGCAATTGCTCACAAAGTTCCACGGCGAGCGGCAGGGTGGATCGGACAAGACGAAGAAAGAGCATGAAGTCGCGATTCGCATGCTCTCGGGTTTTGTCGGCAAAGATCGCAGCATTCGGCAGATCACGCGCGCCGACATTCTGGCATATAAAGACGCTCTCAAGCTGACCCCGGCGAACAGTCAGCAGCGCTTCCCCGGCATGACCATCGTTCAGGCGGCAAAGGCGAACGCCAAGCGTTCGGAGCCTTACCCGGTCTTGAACCCGGCGACCATCAACGGGAAATGGCTCATGCACCTGAACAACGTGTTCAATTGGGCCGTCAAGAATGACCTCATGAGCGACAACCCGGCCAAAGGAATCAAGATCGACACCGGCAAGGGCTTCAAGGAGCCGACGCGCGTCCCGTTCTCGAACGACGACCTGAAGGCCATTTTTACGAACCCGTTCTTCAAGGAAGCCAAGACCTTCGAAGATCGGCATTGGGCCATCTTGCTGGCACTCTATACCGGCGCGCGCTCATCAAGCGAGATTCGGCGCGTCAAGCTCGCCGACATCTACGAGGAACAAGGGATTCTCGTCATCGATCTTATTGAGGCGTCCAAGAATGTTCAGTCGAAACGCGTCGTGCCTGTTCACAAAGACCTCATCGACCTGGGATTCGTCGAGCACGTCGAAAAGCTGCGCAAAGATGGCAAGACGAAGCTGTTTCCGTCATGGGAGCCGGAGGGCAAAATCAATCGTTGGTTTCTTCGAACCTACAAGCAGGAATGCGGCATCAATGATTCTCGCAAGGTTTTCCATTCCTTCCGGCACTCATTGAAGACCGCCCTCGCCCGCTACGGCGTCAACCGCGACGTGTCCGACCTGATCACCGGCCACAAAGATCAGTCAGTCGGCGGTATCTATATCAGCCAACAAGCGCTCACGATGGTTCAGGCTATGAGCGATGGAATCGACCGTGTCGACTTCGGCGTGAAGGGCTACCTCGACCGAAAATGAAATATTCATTCCATATGGAATATTTATTTCAAATAAGGGATTGACCGCCCCGAATCACCCATGGGACAATGTTGCCAAGTTGATAAACAGGCTTGGCAAATATGGCGTCTTCACTTCTCAATATCGGAAAACTCTTCGGTCGAAACGCCGAAGTGAAAAAGGCCGTCATCCTGACGGACCCCGAAGCATTCGATATTTTCAACGTCATCCCGACCGTCTCTAATGTTCGCGTCACCGTCGCGAGCGCCATGAAGGTTCCAGCCGTTGCTCACGCGGTCAAGTTGATCGCTGGAAAGATCGGCGATCTTCCTGCGAAACTCTATAAGACAGGCACGAAAGAGACCGAACGCCAGCACCCGGCCTTCAAGCTCATTCACGGCGAGGCGAACGGCTGGACAAGCGCCGCACAGCTTCGCGTCGATCTCACAATCGACGCCCTGCTTCATGGCAACGGTTACGCCGTGGTCAACCGCGCCAGCGACGGCCGGCCGCTCGAACTGCTTCGCGTCGACCCGGCCAAGGTTCAATTCAAACAGGAAGACGACGGCACACCTTTCTACATCGTGTCGGAAGAGCGCGGCCAAGTCCGTTTCGAGTATCCGGACATTCTGCATATTCAGCCGATCGGCGGCGTCTCGCCGATCAAGCTTCACCGTGAAGCGATCGCCCTGGCTATCTCAGCCGAGAAGCACCTCGCCACCTACTACGCCAACGGCGGCCGGCCGTCCGTCGTGGTCATGACCGACAAATTCATGACACCGGAAGGCAAGCGCAACTTCATGAGCGCATGGCACGAACAGCACTCCGGCGATAACGCGAACGGCGTCGCCATCCTCGACGAGAAGATGACGGCGCAACAGTTGGCGAACACATTCGCCGATGCGCAGTTCGCCGAGAACCGCCTTGAACAGATTCGCGAAGTTGCCCGCGCCTTCGGCATCCCGCCGACCATGCTCTTCGAACTCACGCGCGGCACGTGGTCGAACACCGAAGAAATGTCGCGCCAGTTCTACACCATGACCCTTGAGCCGTGGCTTACGGCATGGGCTTGGGCCTATGCGCGTTGCCTTCTCACGCCCGAAGAGCGCGACCGCCTCTATATCGAATTCGTCACCGACGACCTTCTCACCGCCGACTTCGCCAAGAAGGCGACTGCGCTCGGACAGTATCGCAGCATGGGCGCGCTCACCGGCAACGAAGTTCGCAGCATGCTGAACATGCCGGCGCACCCTGAAGGCGACAGCCTTGCAAACCCTCATATCACCACGACGCCGGCCGCACCCTCGCCGACCGATCCCGAACAACCGGAGGAATCCGCATGACCAATCCTAAAATTTCCAAGCCCATGCCGATCACGATCGCAGGCGATAATGACGCAGTGAACGCATTGATTGCGCAGGCGCTCATGAAGTCGGCTCTTCAAAGCTACATCGACGGCGGCTTCATCGGAGTGCGCACGAAGTGAAGCACACCGCCTTTTTCGGTGACGCGACCTATACCTTCGCGCTCAGCGACACCACGACCACCGAACTTGAGCGACTGACCGGCGTCGGCGTCGGCGCGCTCTATCTCCGCATGGTCAATTCGCAGTTCCACGTTTCCGACATGACGCAGATCATCCGGCTTGGATTGATCGGCGGCGGCGTCTCGCCTGAGAAGGCGCACACCCTTGTCGAGACCTATGTGAAGGATCGACCATTCGCCGAGATCGTCCCGCTTGCGCTCGATATCCTCGACGCCCGCTGGAACGGCTCGCCGGAACGTGTCGAGCCGGCCGTCTGGATCAATGAGGACGATTTGCGTCACGCCGCAACTACCGGCGACCTTGCCGCAGCGCTCAATGAGGCAGCGGCATGAGCGACACCGAAAACCTCGAAATCAAAGCCGAGATCTCTATCGACGACGCCGGCACCGTGACCGGCCTTGCTTGGCCGTTTGGCGCGCCTGACAGCGTCGGCGACGTGATCGAAAAGGGAGCCTTCGGCTATGCCAACACCATGCCCATGCTCATGGAACATGAGCAAGGCAAGGGAGCAATCGGCGTTTGGGAATCCTTCGCCGAGACCGACAAGGGGCTTGAAGTCAAAGGCCGCTTGTTTCTGGAAGGCGTCAGCCCCGCCCGCGATGCACACCGCGCCCTGAAGCTCGGCACCATCACCGGCTTGTCGATCGGCTTCCGACACAACGGCTTCGAAGAGCGTCCCGAAGGTGGCCGTGTCTTCAAGTCAATCACCGTCAACGAAATCAGCCTGTGCCGCCGTCCGGTTCATCCCGGCGCGCGCGTCACCGTCGTTAAATCTCTAATTGAGGAACCCAAAATGCACACCGAAGAAATGAAGAACGAACCGGAAACCAAAAGCGATCCGGTGATCAGCGTCGAAGAATTCAAGGCCGTGAAGGCCCGCCTCGACGCCGTCGAAGCCAAGTCGAACCGCCTTCGCGGCGCGAACAACAATCAGCCGGCCGGCGACAACGAGAACGGCGAGATCAAGAAGGCCTTCGAAGGCTTCCTTCGCCATGGCGTTGAACGTATCTCGCCCGAACTGCAGAAGGCCCTGACCGTGTCCGTCGATGCAAACGGCGGCTATCTCGCACCGGAAGCCTTCGGCGACGAGATCCTGAAGAAGATCGTCGAATTCTCGCCGATCCGCCAGTATGCCAAGGTCACGACGATTTCGGCTTCCGAAGTCAAGTATCCGCGCAAGCTCACCGGCTCGGCGGCGACCTGGGTCTCGGAAATCGGCGCACGCACCGAATCCGGCATGACCTTCGAACAGGCGACGTTCACGCCTTACGAAATGTCCACCTTCGTCCCGGTCTCGCGCCAGCTTCTCGAAGATAACGCCTATGGCCTTGAGGCCGAACTTGTCGCCGACTTCGGCGAGAGCTTCGCCAAGGCCGAAGGCGCTGCATTCACGAATGGCGATGGCGTCGGCAAGCCGAAGGGCCTTCTCACCGCATCCGGCATCACCGAAGTGAAGACCGGCAACGCCGCCACCCTCGGCACCGACCCGGCCGCGACCATCATCGGCATGTTCCATTCGGTCCCGTCTGTCATCGCACAGAACGGCGTTTGGATCATGAACCGCAAGACGCTCGGCGCGCTTCGCACCCTGAAGGACGGCACCGGCCGCTTCATCATGCTCGATCCGATCACGACCGGCGCACCGGCAACCTTGCTCGGCCGTCCGATCGTCGAAGCGATCGACATGCCCGACGTTGCCGCCAACGCGTTCCCGATCCTGTTCGGCGACCTCTCCGGTTATCGCATCGTCGATCGCATCGGCCTTTCGATCCTTCGCGACCCTTACACCCTCTCCGGCACCGGACAGGTGAAGTTCACGGCTTACAAGCGCACAGGTGGCGACGTGTCTCACGCCGACCGCTTCATCAAGCTGAAGGTCGCCGCCTAATGTCTTCCCGGCTCGCATTCAACCCGATTCAGATCTCGGCCGGTGACATCACCGTCCGTCTGCGTCCGTCTTTGCGGGCCGGCTTGCTCATCGCGCAGCAATACAGCCTCGACGAACTCCGGCAAAATCTCGACGAATGTCACCTTGGCGCAATCTCGCATCTCATCGCGATTGGATGCGATGACACCACCCGAACCTGTGAATTGATCGCGGCCAAGACCGAACGAAATGGCCTGTGCCTGATTCAGGATTTTACGCCGGCCATCGTTGAATTCGTGAAGCATTCGATCGGCTGGACAGACGACGCGCCCGAACAGGCCGCGCCGTCATCCAAGCCTTTCGTGCTCACAGATCACCTCACCGAACTCTTTGAGTTTGCGGCTGGCGTCCTGCAATGGTCGCCGGCCGATACCTGGGCCGCAACGCCCGCCGAGATCCGTCATGCTTGGAAAGGCTATGATAAAATGCGTGGCAGCGCCGATGATCCGCGCAACCTTCCTTCCGAAGCAGAGATCAAAGAAGGCCTTGCGACTCTCCGCGACCTCTCAGGCGAGGCCGCATAATGCGCCCGCCTCGCCTGTGCCAGTGCGGCAACATCGTCCCGGCCGGCATCCGTTGCGCCTGTCAGCAAAAGCAGGACCGCGAACGCAAAGCTCGCCATGACGCTCGCCGTCCTTCAGCCCGTCAACGCGGCTACACAAGCGAATGGGACAAAGCCCGGCGTGAATACCTCGCCGCGCATCCCCATTGCCGCCTGTGCGCAGCTATGGGCCGTATCACACCGGCCAACGTTGTCGATCATATCAAGCCGCATCGCGGTGACATGCGCCTGTTCTGGACAAGAGCCAACTGGCAGCCCCTTTGCACGCCTTGCCATAGCAGCGTGAAGCAGAAGCAGGAGCGCAGCCGATGAGCAAGGCCGAACGCGCTCGCCAGATCGACGCCGAAGAATTCCGCCAAGACAGCAAGCAAGCCCTTGCCCGCGCACTCGCCTATTCCAGACGGAAGCAGGAAGAACGCCGTCGCCAGTTCCTGACCTTTGCCTTCGGCGAAGAAGGCAACGCCATGGCGCTCGACAAGCACCACGCACCGACCAACACCAACCGTTCACCCGTCACGCTCTTCACCTTCGGCAAGCAATCCCTCAGCGCGCCACAATGGGCGCACCGGCTCGGCATCGAACCCGACACCCTCTTCCGCCATGCGCGCGAACATGGATCGATGGAAGCCGCAATCGCCTTCTGTCTGAAGCACCGTCGCAAGCGCACCGGCAAGCCTGCCAAGATCCACGAATGCAATGGCCTGAAGCTCACGCGGCATCAATGGGCCAAACGCCTCGGCATCGCTTTGGGCACCTTCGACACGCGCGTGAAGAAATACGGCCTTCAGTCCGCCATCGCCATGGGTAGCAAAATCACACCCGGTCAGCACACGCCCTACAAGGCCAGTCCGCTCACCGCCGACGACCTGACGCTTCCCCGGCGCGAATGGGCAAAGCGCCTCGGCATTGCTTACACGTCATTCTGTGGTCGCGTCACGCGCCTTGGCATCGAAGCCGCAATCGCCATGGGCGGACCGAACCCGCGCGGCGGACATCGTCGACCGTCCAATGACAACGGACAGGCCAATGAAGGCGCACAGGCCAACAACGACGCACCGGGGGTGGTTGACGACTTTTCCGAGTGCTTAGGGACCGGCGGCGGGAGTCACGCGCAAGAGACGCCCAAAATAAGTTTTTCAGGAAAGACGACCCAAGAATGACCAGCATCATCAGCCTTGCGCTCTTCAAAGCGCACATTGGCAGCGACGAATTGATCGATCCCGGCGCGCTCGGCAACCTCGCCAGCGGCACCGACGAGTTGCTTCAGCACTACATCGAAGCCGCCGAAGCCCGCGCCGCTGCAATGCTCGGCAAGCCCCTGTCCGACTTCACGCCGGTTCCGATCGACATCAAACAGGCCATCTTGCAGCTTGCCGCGCACTTCTACGCCAACCGCGAAGCCGTCCTTGTCGGCACAAGCGGCAGCGAAATCCCCTATGGCGTCGCCGATTTGCTTCGTCCGTATCGTGTTGAGGTGACTGGCCTTGTCCGATCGTAAGTCACTCACCGAACAATCCCGCGACCTTGAGCAGCGCTTGAACGCTATCCCGGCCGCGATCTTGGAAGCCCTTCGCCCGGCGCTCATGCGCAGCGGCGAGGAAGTCGCGCGGAACATGCGCGCCTTGGTTCCCGAAGACACCGGCAACCTCAAAGAGTCGATCACCGTCACCGGCCCCGGCGAGACGACGCCGCCCTATGCGGCCAACGGCGGCAAGCGCACGGCCGGCCCTAATCAGGTGCTCGTCACCGTCGGCGATTCAGACGCGCGGTATGGTCACATGCTCGAATTCGGGACCGTGAAGATGGAAGCACAGCCGTTCGTTCGTCCTAGCTGGCGCTTGGCGCGAACCCGCGTCGATCGCCGCCTCAAGGCCGCGATCACGTCCGCAATCAAGAAGGCGGCGAAGAATGCTTGAGCCGACCCTTGCACTTCAGACAGCCATTCGCGCCGCCCTGATCGCCTCGCCGGCCGTGACAGCGCTTGTCCCGGCCGATCATATCCGCTCTGGCAGCACCCGGCCCGACAAGACGCCGACCATCATCATGAGCGGCGGCCAAACCATCTTGCACGGCCATGACTACGCGGCACAGCGCGCCGCGTGGGTGTATCTCGACTTGCATGTTTGGACGCTCAACGAAGGCGAACAGCGCGCCAAGGAAATCGCCTTCGCGGTGACACAGGCGCTCGACATGCCCATGACCATCCAAGGCGGCTTGTGCGATCATTTCGAAGTCACCGGCTGCGTTTATCCGCGCGACCCCGACCCGGCATATGGTCACGGCGTCCTGTCCGTCGAAGCCCTCATTCGGTGGGTGATTTGATGCAGAGCGGCAAACGAAATCGCGTGATCTTCATCGAGCGCGAAGTCTCGACCATCAACGCGGCCGGCTATTCCGAAAGCACCTGGGCGACAGTCGGCACCGTTCGCGCCGAAGTCGCGCGCCAGTCGATCGACGAGGCGGCGACCGGCTTTGGCGAGGCTGGAACCGATCGCGTCACCTTCCGCACGAAATATTTCACCGGCCTGACCACGGCCGATCGCATCCGTTTCTTGGGCCGCGCCTTCAATGTGAAGAGCATCCTCGATCTCGGCGTTCGCGACGGTCTCGAAATCACAGGCGAGGCCAGCGAATGACGCATCTTCGCGGCATCAAGCCGACCTTGTCGCCGGATAGTGATGCACTCACCAAAGCGCCGCTTGCGCCGAAGCGCATGAACGAGCACGCGCGCGCCGAGTGGAAGCGCATCATGCCGGACGTGATCGCCCGCCGCATCATTACGAAAAGCAACCTCGCCGGCATCGAGAATTATTGCATGGCGATCGGCGCTTCGAACCAGATCGCCGAACTTATGGCGACCATGCCCATTCCCGACCTGAAGCTCGCCGGCCTGCAAATCCGCTACATGCAGACAGCGCGCCAGCTTGCGGCCGAATACGGTCTTACGCCGACTTCGCGCGCCCGTATCGGCAGCAACGCGCCGGCCGACGATGACGACGACAACCCGCTTTCGGTGACGTGATGGCGAGTGCGTTCCCGGCTTGGATCTATGACGGCAGCGAGATCGACGACCCGCTCGGCTTCGGCGAACGGGCCGTGAAATTCTTGCGCCGCCTGAAGCACCCGGCGAGCACCGCGCCGAAGAGTGCCTTCCAGCTTTACCCTTGGCTTGAGCGCATCGTTCGCCGCATTTATGGGCCACGGCACCCGGACGAGCGGCGTATCGTCAAGACAGTCTTCCTCATGCTTCCCCGCGGCAACCGTAAGACCAGCCTCGCCGCGGCGCTGGCGCTCTTGCACTTGTTCGGCCCCGAGTCCGTTCCGGCCGGCCAAGTCATCTTTGCCGCGTCCGATCGCGAACAGGCCGGCATCGGCTTCACCGAAGCGGCGAACATCGTCCGCATGGATGCGCGCCTCGCCGCCGCGACCAAGATTTACGACGCACACAACTCGGCAAAGAAGATCGTCTTCCCGGCGAACGGCAGTTCATTGCAGGCTGTTTCCAGCGACGGCAGAGCGCAGCACGGCAAGACGCCGACGTTTGTTCTTGTCGACGAAATCCACGCTTGGCAGGGCCGCGACCTTTGGGAAGCCATTCGCTCCGGCATGGGCAAACGTCCCGGCTCGCTCATGGTGATTGCGACCACGGCCGGCCGTGGTAACGAAAACCTCGGCTACGACCAATACAGCTACGCGCGGCGTGTCGCGACCGGCGAAATCGTAAACCCGGAATTCCTGCCCATCATCTTCGAAGCTGAATCCGATGACGACTGGCAGGATGAAAGCGTTTGGCAGAAGGTCAATCCCGGCCTGAAACATGGCTTCCCCGACCTCGACGGTTTGCGCACCATGGCGACCGAAGCGCAGCACCGGCCGGCCGAACGCTTCGCTTTCCAGCAATTCCACCTCAATGTGTGGATGGCCGCGTCCCGCGATCCCCTCTTCGATATGTCCGTCTATGACGCCGGCCATGATCCGCACTTCGACCTAGCCGACCTCGAAGAGGTTCCGTGCTGGCTCGGCGTGGATTTGTCACGCTCCGGTGACTTGACCGCGATCGTCGCCGCATGGGCGCATGACGATGGCCGCGTTTCCGTGCATCCGTGGTTTTTCCTTCCGTCCGAAGGCTTGGGCGAGAAAGCGCGCCTTGAGCAAGTCCCATATCCACGTTGGCGCGACGAAAGATTCTTGAACGTGATCGACGGGCCTGTGATCGAACCGGACGTGATCGCCGACAAGATTATCGACCTTTGCGGCACCTACGACGTTCGCGAAGTCGCGTTCGACCCTGCCCTCGCCGGCCCGATCATGTCGAAGCTCATGGAAGCCGGCATCAATGTTCTTCAGATCCCGCAGCGCCCGTCAACGATGCACGGGCCGATTTGCGATCTTGAGCGCATCGTCAACGGCCGGCGCATCCGGCACGCCGCGCACCCGATCCTTCGCAACCACTTCGAAAGCGTCGTGGTCAAGCGCGCGACCAATGCCGGCGAGTTGACCACGATGCACAAGGGCACCTCGCACAGCAACCATATCGACGGCGCTATCGCGTCCGCGCTTGCGGTTTCGCGCGCCGTGTCCGGTGAAGACAACCGATCCCGATACAACGACCCCGACGGCGAGGGTATTTTTACATTTTGAGGAATTCCAGTGGCGAATGAAGCAGCACTTCCCGGCCTTGTGGTCGACATCGAAGCCCGTATCGACAAGCTCGAAAAGGGCATTGCCAAAGCGAACGCAATCCAGAAACGCGGCGCGACCGACATGGAAAACCGCGCCCGGCAATCGGCGCGAAAGATCGAAGACACCTATTCGCGGTCATATGACCGCATCGGCAAGACCATCGAGAACGGCTTCGCAGCCTTCAGCCGAAGCAGCGCGGCGGTTGCTGGCGCTGGCGCGTTGTTGATCGCCCTTAATCAGATCACCGATTCCGTCGCCGAAGTCGATCGCGAGGCCCGCAAGGCTGGCGTCTCGACGAAGGTTTGGCAGCAATGGAGCCATGTCGCCAAGGCGACCGGCGCCAGCGTTGACGGCGTGACTGACGCCCTGAAGGAACTGAACATTCGCGGCGATGAATTCGCCCGAAACGGCAAAGGCGGCGGCGCGGAATGGTTCACTCGCTTCGGTTATTCCGCTGAAGAGGTTGGCCGCAAGCTTCGCGAGCCGAACGCCTTCCTCGACGAGTTGATCGGCAAGATCAAGGAGCTTGATCAGGCGGGCCAGACGCGCGCCCTCGACGAACTGTTCGGCGGAACCGGCGCGGAAGAGCTTGCGAAGACGCTCGGCTTGTCCGTCGAGCAAATCCAGAAGCTCCGCAGTGAGGCGGCGACCTTCAGCAAGGAACAGATCGAAGCCGCCAAGCGCATCAACGCCGAATGGGAAACCATGTGGTCGAACTTTACCGTTCGGGCCAAGGCCGCAGCCATCGACGGCGCGAACGTCGCCGCCTCGATTGCACAGGCCATCCGCGACGCAGGCGCAAGCGTCGGCGCTGATAAATGGCTCGACGGCACCCGACTTGCACCCGGCGCGCTGGACAATGCCCGCCGCGACTATGATCAGCGCCAAGAGCTTTCCGAACTCAATGACCTTCTGAAGCGCCGCGCCGAACTCATGGCAGAGCTTGACGGCATGTCGCCGGTTGCTCGCTCGCTCGGCTTTGACGAGAGCGTCAAGGCCAACCTTCGCGACGTGGATGCGCGCATCCGCGAAGTGCAGCAGGCGCTTCAGGACACCCGCCCGGCGCTCGACGGCGTCAAGGATTCCAGCGAACAGCTTTCGCCGGCCTTCGACCGGAACGCCACGGCGGCGAGCAACTTTAAAGCCGCCCTGGCTGAACTGAAGGCCATGGTTCCCGGCCTGAAGGCGGACCTCGACGCGCTGGCACAGTCCGACGCCCTGAACACCGCATACGTGAACGCCGCGCGCAACGCCCGCTCTATGGGCGAACTCATGCAGGCGACGGACCTCGCCAACCGCGCCCGATCGGTCGCGACCTATGGTCAGCACGACAATATTCTCGACTTGATCGGCGCGGCCGAAGGCAACGACAGAGGGCGCGGCTATAACGAGACGCTCGGCTATGGCGCATACACAGGCGGCGCGCAAAACCTCACCGGCATGACCCTTGATCAGGTGCGAGAGCTTCAGCGGCAAATGCTGGCGCATCCTGCCAACACGTTCAATTCGTCCGCTGTGGGCCGCTACCAGATCACCGGCCGCACCCTCGACAGCTTGCGCGACGAACTTGGTCTCTCCGGCGATCGGCTCTTCGATCAGGCGACACAGGACGAGCTTGCGCGCGCCCTCTTGCGTCGGCGCGGCAATGACCCGACGGCGCTTCGCAATGAGTGGGAAGGTTTGCGCCGCGTGGATGATTCCACCATCCGCAACGCCTACGCCGGCACACCGACCGGACAACAGCAGCTTGACCCGTCGCCAGCACAGGAACGCCAGACCGAACTTTTGCAGCGCCAGACCGACGCCCGCCGCAACCTCAATCAGGCGATAGAAGAGGGCTTGAGCCGCGCCCGCTTCGAACAGTCCCTCGCCGGCATGTCGGAGAACTCCAAGCGGACAGAGCTTGAGCTTTACGACCGCCTTGCGCAGTTGAAGCGCGACGGCGTCACGTTGTCCGATCAGGAAATCGCCAAACTTCGCGAGAAGATCGCCATGACGGGCCAGCTCAACGCCCAAAATCAACAGGTCGCGACATCGACCGAAGGCTTGCGGAGCGCACAGACGTATTTCGCCGAGAGCTTCACGTCGTCGCTTTCCGGCTTGCTGACCGGCACACAGACATTGAACGGCGCGCTGCAAAACCTTCTCAGCAACCTTGTGGACGCCACGCTTCAGGCCGCATTGCTTGGCAAGGGTCCGCTCGGCGGATTGTTCGGCGGCGGCGCTGGCATCTTCGGCGCGCTGTTCGGCTTCAGCGGCGGCGGCTATACCGGCGACGGCGGAAAGTATCAGCCGGCCGGCGTCGTGCATCGCGGCGAATTCGTCATGAGCGCCCAAGCTGTCCGCCGCATCGGCGTCGGCAACCTTGAGGCCGCACACCGCTCGGCGCTCAAGGGCTTCGCATCGGGCGGCTATGTCGGCAGCAATCCGCCTTATCAGATGGACAGGTTCACCGGCGGCTCAAGTTCATCCGGCAACGGCGGCGCGGCGCAGAACGTCAGCATCAATGCGCCCATCACTGTCAACGCCAACGGCGGAACACCGGAACAGAACACCGACCTCGCCAAGCGTGTTCGGAAAGAGATGGAAGGCACCATGCGCGGCGTCGTGGTCGATGAGCTTCGGAAACAGATGCGCGTCGGCAACCTCTTGGGGAACAGGCGATAATGCAAAACGCCTGCAAGGCGGGGCTTTCCTTGCAGGCGTTCTGATCAATACGACCGGAGAAGCAAGGGAATTCCTCGCCTTTGGTTGTGCGTATATTCTACGATCATTCCGCATAGTCAACAATATAGAATCGACATGAATTAGTGTTCAGTGATTTATTTTCACATGATTACTAAACGAAATGAGTTGTTGCACCATAAAAAGCACGGGTCTATAATCGACCTCACCGGCAAAAAAAGGGCCGGCCTGATTTTTTTTGGAAGCCGGCCAGCCCTTTCGCCTTGAACGATGAAAGTAAGATAAGTTTTTACTCTCAATCAGTCAAGGCTTTTGCTTACATTTCTTGGTTGTCAGACCGGAAGTGCGATACTGGCCTTGAACGATACGGCGCTAAAAAGGGACTCTAGACCGGCGCTATGAGCTTGCCAGAAGCGAACAGAACGACAGCGCTGCGAAGACTGTCAAAAGACGGACGCTCTGTGCATGGTCACAACGTCCGGTCACATGGCTGTTGAGTGATATGCAGCATGTGGCGCGCACCGAGAGGTGTAACCGCTTAATCGAAAGATTGGATTCGGAACTAATGCGAGGGCAATGGAAGCCTCCTCGCCGGCCTGACAGCCTTTGTTCTTTACCTACCTGTTGAACGGTGTCAACAGACAATCCCCCGCCTGATAGACTCACGAGACTGAAACACTGTCTCTTGCATGTGTTCTATCAGGCGGGGGATAGACCTATTCCCGGTGGTAGTATGAAGGAAGAGTCAAACACACTTCCCGGCGAGCAACCATAGACGACCGACCGGAATGAGCGAAGCGAGTGAAGGGCGGCCAAGCCCAAAGGGCGCGGAGGCGAGCGAAGCGAGCGCTTGCACTCTGCTTCTTCGCTTACCGCTCAAGGATCAAAATGCGCCATCAACAGAATTAAGTAGCCAACAACAATAGCAACCAAGGATAGGGGCGTTACCGAAAACACATAGTGCAAACCCTGCCATGTCTCCGGACTGGCGACCCAATCCTGCATTGACTGTTTCTTGTTGTAAACCGCTCCTACAAAATCGAGAAAAGAGAGAGACCACCACAGGCCATAACGTAAAAATCGATAGATCTGGTATAGTATTATGCCCCACCCGCACAGAAATATGAACATTCCCGTCAGCCAATGGCCACTTTCATAATGACGCACGCTGTTACCTCCTACGGCAAAACGCTCTAAACCGTCAAAACGCATGGACCGACATAAACCGTCAATCCAAATCTTGGTCGGACTACATCTCGAACTGCTATTGATTGCGGACGAATTCAGAGATCAAGGACTTGCTCGCCGACTTATAGCCGCCAAGTCGTTACGAGCGAGCTCAGCCATTCCCACAAGTCCCATATCCGGCACACAATACGCAGGATATCGAAAAACAACTTGAGGAGTTCAAGAGGATTGGAGGACCGGCGGGATTTAGTATTGATCTTTGCGCGCCCGTTTTTTCGCCTGTGCCTGCGAGAAGACATTGTTGTGTCCTTGCTGCCAGCACTCTTGCGCGTCCGCAATAGTTTATCCCACGCCGTCGCTTCACGCAACAGCGGACAAGCCCGAGAGTGATCAGTCAATATTGACTGATCTAACCCATTGATATTTATGTTTAATATCTCTTGACGCCGACTCCCAAATGATTCAGATCTTGTGCCGCAACCACGAAAGGCGAACACATGACTGCGATCTACATGAACGACGAAGACCATTCCCGGTATGTCGATTCGATCCTCGACAGCTTCCTCGGCGGAATCCTGAAAGACCGTATCCGGGACGACGTTGTCTTGGCGCTCGGCGAGCACCTTGGCATTTGGCCGGAGAGCAGCCGTTCGGACGATGAGGAGTGATCGCCAGCATCTGGTTTCAAGGCCAAAATCTGCAAAACGTCGCTTATAGATTAATACATGCCGCATAGAAGACAGCCATCTAACGTTTTCATGATATTAAAAAGCAGAGATAAGGATGGTGACTTATGAAGACTTCTGCGGACTATCAGCGTGAGTATCGGCAAAGGAAAAAGAAGGAGGACAGCCGGAAGGCCGACGCCGCAAACCCTGTGTTCCGCCGCCCGTTTAACGAGTATTATGATTGGCAGGACACCACTGGCGTGGATATCCCATTTGACGTGATGGGAGTTGACTGGCTGACATTTGATGATGACAGCGGACCCAAGCCTAAGACTGATCAGATCGACCCGGAAGAATTTGCGGAAGACTACGCGGCTTTCAAGGGCTCTTTGGGTCGCGCTGAATTGACAATCGGCTGCCTCTTGGACGCTGCCGTTGCATTGGCAGAAATTGTCAACGCCTACAAAACGGAAGAGATCGCAGCACGCATCGCTGAAATCGAAGCGGCCGATCTCACCAACCCGGCCATCAAGAAACAAGCGCTGGCGGATATCGCCAAGCTGACCAGATACCGCGACGAACTTTCGAAGTCAGTCCGGTGGACCCTTCCACAATGGAAGGTCAAGGGCGAATAG